GGACTTCGGGGGAAAAACGAGTATTTTTAGTCATCCTGTTTACCTCTTTCTCAGGAAGTTTAGTCTCCAGGATTCCCGGGGCGGTTCAGGAACCGGACGCAACTGAACATCATCAGGACACGCAGCCGCTGGATGCTCAGTCACAGGTAAATTCTGTTGATGCGAAATATCAGGAACTGCGGGCAGAACTCCATGAAGCCCGGAAAAACATTCCATCAAAAAATCCTGTCGATGCCGATAAATTGCTTGCTGCATCACGTGGTGAATTTGTTGACGGAATTAGCGACCCGAACGATCCGAAATGGGTAAAGGGGATCCAGACTCGCGATTGTGTGTACCAGAACCAGCCAGAAACGGAAAAAACCAGCCCAGATATGAATCAACCTGAGCCAGTAGTGCAACAGGAACCGGAAATAGCCTGCAATGCCTGCGGCCAGACTGGCGGGGATAACTGCCCTGACTGTGGTGCGGTGATGGGCGACGCAACATACCAGGAAACATTCGATGAAGAGAGTCAGGTTGAAGCTAAGGAAAATGATCCGGAGGAAATGGAAGGCGCTGAACATCCGCACAATGAGAATGCTGGCAGCGATCCGCATCACGATTGCAGTGATGAAACTGGCGAAGTCGCAGATCCCGTAATCGTAGAAGACATAGAGCCAGGTATTTATTACGGAATTTCGAATGAGAATTACCACGCGGGTCCCGGTATCAGTAAGTCTCAGCTCGATGACATTGCTGATACTCCGGCACTATATTTGTGGCGTAAAAATGCCCCCGTGGACACCACAAAGACAAAAACGCTCGATTTAGGAACTGCTTTCCACTGCCGGGTACTTGAACCGGAAGAATTCAGTAACCGCTTTATCGTAGCACCTGAATTTAACCGCCGTACAAACGCCGGAAAAGAAGAAGAGAAAGCGTTTCTGATGGAATGCGCAAGCACAGGAAAAACGGTTATCACTGCGGAAGAAGGCCGGAAAATTGAACTCATGTATCAAAGCGTTATGGCTTTGCCGCTGGGGCAATGGCTTGTTGAAAGCGCCGGACACGCTGAATCATCAATTTACTGGGAAGATCCTGAAACAGGAATTTTGTGTCGGTGCCGTCCGGACAAAATTATCCCTGAATTTCACTGGATCATGGACGTGAAAACTACGGCGGATATTCAACGATTCAAAACCGCTTATTACGACTACCGCTATCACGTTCAGGATGCATTCTACAGTGACGGTTATGAAGCACTGTTTGGAGTGCAGCCAACTTTCGTTTTTCTGGTTGCCAGCACAACTATTGAATGCGGACGTTATCCGGTTGAAATTTTCATGATGGGCGAAGAAGCAAAACTGGCAGGTCAACAGGAATATCACCGCAATCTGCGAACCCTGTCTGACTGCCTGAATACCGATGAATGGCCAGCTATTAAGACATTATCACTGCCCCGCTGGGCTAAGGAATATGCAAATGACTAAGCAACCACCAATCGCAAAAGCCGATCTGCAAAAAACTCAGGGAAACCGTGCACCAGCAGCAGTTAAAAATAGCGACGTGATTAGTTTTATTAACCAGCCATCAATGAAAGAGCAACTGGCAGCAGCTCTTCCACGCCATATGACGGCTGAACGTATGATCCGTATCGCCACTACAGAAATTCGTAAAGTTCCGGCGTTAGGAAACTGTGACACTATGAGTTTTGTCAGTGCGATCGTACAGTGTTCACAGCTCGGACTTGAGCCAGGTAGCGCCCTCGGTCATGCATATTTACTGCCTTTTGGTAATAAAAACGAAAAGAGCGGTAAAAAGAACGTTCAGCTAATCATTGGCTATCGCGGCATGATTGATCTGGCTCGCCGTTCTGGTCAAATCGCCAGCCTGTCAGCCCGTGTTGTCCGTGAAGGTGACGAGTTTAGCTTCGAATTTGGCCTTGATGAAAAGTTAATACACCGCCCGGGAGAAAACGAAGATGCCCCGGTTACCCACGTCTATGCTGTCGCAAGACTGAAAGACGGAGGTACTCAGTTTGAAGTTATGACGCGCAAACAGATTGAGCTGGTGCGCAGCCTGAGTAAAGCTGGTAATAACGGGCCGTGGGTAACTCACTGGGAAGAAATGGCAAAGAAAACGGCTATTCGTCGCCTGTTCAAATATCTGCCCGTATCAATTGAGATCCAGCGTGCAGTATCAATGGATGAAAAGGAACCACTGACAATCGATCCTGCAGATTCCTCTGTATTAACCGGGGAATACAGTGTAATCGATAATTCAGAGGAATAATTCAGCCTGGCGGTGTAATGCACCGCCAACTTGAAATATTTTTTATGAGAAAAATTATGAGATATGACAATGTTAAACCATGTCCATTTTGTGGTTGTCCATCAGTAACGGTGAAAGCCATTTCAGGATATTACCGAGCGAAGTGTAACGGATGCGAATCCCGAACCGGTTATGGTGGAAGTGAAAAAGAAGCACTCGAAAGATGGAATAAACGAACCACTGGAAATAATAATGGAGGTGTTCATGTATAAAATTACCGCCACTATTGAAAAGGAAGGTGGCACTCCTACTAACTGGACAAGATATTCAAAATCTAAACTAACGAAATCAGAATGCGAAAAAATGCTCTCAGGTAAAAAAGAAGCAGGCGTTTCCAGAGAGCAGAAAGTAAAACTGATAAATTTTAATTGCGAGAAACTTCAGTCCTCGAGAATTGCATTGTATTCAAATTAAAACTTCATAGCTGATTATTAATAATCAACATCGGGCGTCAATTTCAGTCTAACATTGGCGCCTGCCAGAGGTGATGCGATGGCACAAGTAATCTTTAATGAAGAGTGGATGGTTGAATACGGCCTGATGCTTCGCACTGGTCTGGGGGCCAGACAAATTGAAGCATACCGCCAGAACTGTTGGGTGGAGGGCTTCCACTTCAAACGAGTATCTCCTTTAGGTAAGCCAGACAGCAAACGAGGGATTATCTGGTACAACTATCCAAAGATAAATCAGTTTATCAAAGACTCATGATATGTCTAAATTACCAACAGGTGTCGAGATTAGAGGTAGATACATTCGCATCTGGTTCATGTTTCGAGGAAAACGATGTCGGGAAACATTAAAAGGCTGGGAGATTACAAACAGTAATATTAAAAAGGCCGGAAATTTAAGAGCGCTGATAGTTCATGAAATAAACTCCGGTGAATTTGAGTATTTAAGACGTTTTCCCCAGTCCAGCACTGGGGCAAAAATGGTGACAACGAGAGTCATAAAAACGTTCGGAGAGCTTTGTGATATCTGGACAAAAATTAAAGAGACAGAGTTAACAACAAACACAATGAAGAAAACGAAATCACAATTAAAAACACTCAGAATAATAATTTGTGAAAGTACCCCGATATCACATATTCGTTATAGCGATATCTTAAACTACCGGAATGAACTGCTGCATGGAGAAACGCTTTACCTGGATAATCCAAGATCCAACAAAAAAGGAAGAACCGTGCGCACAGTTGATAACTATATCGCCCTGCTCTGTTCGCTGTTGCGTTTTGCGTATCAGTCGGGATTTATATCAACCAAACCATTTGAAGGAGTAAAAAAATTACAGCGAAACAGAATAAAGCCTGATCCGTTATCTAAAACAGAATTCAATGCATTAATGGAAAGTGAAAAAGGACAGAGCCAGAACTTGTGGAAATTTGCCGTTTACTCAGGACTTCGTCACGGGGAACTGGCAGCTCTGGCGTGGGAGGATGTGGATCTCGAAAAGGGAATAGTGAATGTCAGAAGAAACCTGACGATACTTGATATGTTCGGTCCCCCAAAAACAAATGCCGGGATCCGAACAGTAACACTACTGCAGCCTGCTCTTGAAGCACTGAAGGAGCAATACAAACTGACCGGGCATCATCGCAAAAGCGAAATCACCTTTTATCATCGGGAGTACGGCAGAACCGAAAAGCAAAAACTGCATTTTGTTTTCATGCCCAGGGTGTGTAACGGAAAACAAAAACCTTATTACTCGGTAAGCAGTTTGGGGGCAAGGTGGAATGCAGCAGTAAAACGTGCTGGTATTCGCCGCCGTAATCCGTACCATACGCGGCATACTTTTGCCTGCTGGCTGTTGACGGCAGGAGCGAACCCGGCATTTATAGCCAGCCAAATGGGGCATGAAACTGCGCAGATGGTGTATGAAATTTACGGTATGTGGATTGATGACATGAACGACGAACAGATAGCCATGTTGAATGCGCGGTTATCGTAGTTGCAAAGTTTGCCCCCAATTTGCCCCATTTAGTACCAGAGAACTGAAATAATGCAAGAAAATCAACAAATTACAAAGAAAGAACAATACAACCTGAACAAATTACAAAAACGTCTGCGTCGTAACGTGGGCGAAGCCATTGCTGACTTCAATATGATTGAAGAAGGCGATCGCATCATGGTTTGCCTCTCCGGGGGTAAAGACAGCTATACCATGCTGGAGATTCTGCGCAATTTGCAGCAAAGCGCGCCAATCAATTTTTCGCTGGTGGCTGTTAACCTCGATCAAAAGCAACCGGGCTTCCCGGAACACGTTCTGCCCGAGTATCTTGAAAAGCTGGGCGTTGAGTACAAGATTGTTGAAGAGAATACTTACGGTATCGTGAAAGAGAAGATTCCAGAGGGCAAAACCACTTGCTCACTGTGTTCTCGCCTTCGTCGCGGTATCCTTTATCGTACCGCAACGGAACTGGGGGCGACGAAGATCGCGTTGGGTCACCATCGTGACGATATCCTGCAAACGTTGTTCTTAAATATGTTCTACGGCGGTAAGATGAAAGGTATGCCTCCGAAACTGATGAGCGATGATGGCAAACATATCGTTATTCGTCCGCTGGCCTACTGCCGCGAGAAAGATATTCAGCGATTTGCCGATGCAAAAGCGTTCCCGATTATTCCGTGCAACCTGTGCGGTTCACAGCCTAACCTGCAACGTCAGGTGATTGCTGACATGTTGCGTGACTGGGATAAACGTTATCCAGGGCGTATCGAGACGATGTTCAGCGCGATGCAGAATGTGGTGCCGTCGCATCTGTGCGATACCAACCTGTTCGATTTCAAAGGCATCACCCACGGTTCTGAAGTGGTTAACGGGGGTGATCTGGCGTTTGATCGCGAAGAGATCCCACTACAACCGGCGTGCTGGCAGCCAGAAGAAGATGAAAATCAGTTGGATGAGTTACGGCTGAATGTGGTTGAAGTGAAATAACCAGGATAGCGCCCGATGCGCAAGCGTATCGGGCTACTCTTATGGAGGCCGGATAAGACGCGGCCAGCGTCGCATCCGGCAATCCCGAATAAGATGTTTACTCTTGCACCCGGCAATTCAACATTTCATTATTTTAATAACCGCACCCGGCACGTTTTTCCTTTAATCTTCCCGCCCTGTAACTGTTTCCATGCTTTATGAGCAACAGCCTGACGGACCGCGACATAGACATGCGCCGGATGCACGGCGATTTTGCCAATATCTGCGCCATCAAGCCCGATATCTCCTGTCAGTGCACCTAATACATCACCCGGGCGCATTTTGGCTTTTTTCCCGCCATCGATACACAACGTTGCCATTTCTGCTTCCAGCGTCGCAATGGAACTATTAGCTGGCGGCGTTTGCCAGTTAAGTTTTATCTGCAACATGTCAGAAATGATATTGGCCCGCTGTGCTTCTTCCGGAGCACAGAAACTGATCGCCAGACCGCTATTTCCTGCACGAGCTGTACGACCGATGCGATGTACATGAACTTCAGGGTCCCACGCCAGCTCAAAGTTCACCACCAGCTCAAGCGATTTAATATCCAGACCACGCGCAGCAACATCAGTCGCGACCAGTACACGGGCGCTACCGTTAGCAAAACGTACCAGGGTCTGATCGCGATCGCGTTGCTCCAAATCGCCGTGTAATGACAATGCACTTTGCCCTACTTCATTCAGCGCGTCGCAGACAGCCTGGCAATCTTTTTTGGTATTGCAAAACACCACGCAAGAGGATGGCTGATGCAAGCTTAATAACCGTTGCAACAGAGGAATTTTGCCTTTGCTGGATGTCTCATAAAATTGTTGTTCAATGGGTGGCAAAGCATCTGTTGAGTCAATTTCAATCGCCAAAGGATCGCGTTGCACTCGTCCGCTGATTGCAGCGATGGCTTCCGGCCAGGTTGCCGAAAACAGAAGCGTCTGTCGAGATGCAGGCGCAAAACGGATGACATCATCAATGGCATCGCTAAATCCCATATCCAGCATGCGGTCGGCCTCATCCATCACCAGCGTATTCAACGCATCCAGTGATACCGTGCCTTTTTGCAGGTGATCCAGCAAACGCCCCGGCGTTGCCACGATAATATGCGGCGCATGTTGCAACGAATCACGCTGCATACCGAACGGTTGACCACCGCACAACGTCAAAATTTTGGTATTTGGCAGAAAACGCGCCAGCCGACGCAATTCACCTGCCACCTGATCCGCCAGTTCACGCGTAGGACACAGCACTAAAGCCTGGGTTTGAAATAGCGACGCATCAATTTGCTGTAACAAGCCGAGGCCAAAAGCCGCCGTTTTGCCGCTGCCGGTTTTCGCCTGCACGCGAACATCTTTTCCGGCAAGGATCGCCGGAAGCGCGGCGGCCTGCACCGGCGTCATGGTTAAATAACCCAACTCATTAAGGTTCGTGAGTTGGGCGGGAGGCAAAACATTCAGGGTAGAAAAAGCGGTCACAATCTATTCTCGTGGTCATCGACGCAAAGTTAGCAGGCGCGTATCCTCGCAGATCTACGCTCACGATGCGACAATTTAATCGGTTCTTCATCGGGTGGTGGGTCAGGCATGGGTTGCGGGCGAGGGATCGGATCGGGCACTGGAACAGGATCGCCAGGAATCGGTTCAGGGACAGGAATTTGCAAATAAATAAGTGTCGTCATATTTCCCTCTGGTCATTGGGTGGACTCTTAAAGGGTAGACGCTGATAAATAACAGGCAAAAAAAAGCCGACTCATCAAAGTCGGCGTCGTACGAATCAATTGTGCTATGCAGTAATTCAAAAAAGGAAGTAAGACAATATGGAGCGCAACGCCCATCGCTTGACGTTGCATTCACCTGCAAGAGAGATATTGCCCTGAATGGGTAGAGAGTTTATTGACTTCGCTCAAACTTTGCGGCGTTTTTGTATACAGACAGCCGGAAAAATTGCTTTTGTTACAACCATTTACTACGATGCAACCATAAAGCAACACCACCAATAAGAACAACTAACAGAATACAAAAAATTGAAAATCCGAATTGCCACCCGCCGCCAGGGATCCCACCAAGGTTGACGCCAAATAACCCGGTCAGAAAGGTACTGGGTAAAAAGACCATTGCCATCAACGACATTGTATAGGTACGACGAGCTAAATTTTCCTGCATCACCTGAGCGATTTCATCCGCCATCACGCCAGTCCGTGCTATACAGGCGTCGATTTCGTCAAGGCCGCGCCCAAGGCGATCGGCAATATCCTGCATCCGACGGCGTTGGTCATCGCTCATCCACGGCAAACGTTCACTGGCAAGACGAGCATAAACATCACGTTGCGGTGCCATATAGCGACGCATCACAATTAATTGTTTGCGCAGCAGAGCCAGGAATCCACGCGGTGGAATTTGCTGATCAAGGAGATTATCTTCAAGGTCGATAATTTTATCGTGCAGCTGCTCGATAAATTCACTGGAATGATCGGTCAACGCATCGCACACATCCACCAGCCATCCCCCGCAATCGGTCGGACCCGTGCCCTCTTCCAGATCGCTCACCACATCGTCCAGCGCCAGCACTTTGCGTTGTCGGGTCGAAACAATTAACCGCCCGTCCATATATACACGCATGGCGACCAGTTGATCGGGGCGTTCATCGGTGCTGCCGTTTATACAGCGCAATGTAATCAGCGTGCCTTCACCGAGACGGCTGACTCGGGGACGCGTGCTCTCGCCCGCCAGCGCATCACGTACGTTATTGGGAAGCAGCGGTGTTGTCGCCAGCCATTGGGCGCTATCATGGTGTACATAATTAAGGTGGAGCCAACAGGGATGCGCTTCATCAATCACATCTGTATTTTCCAGCGGTTTAACGCCGCCTCTACCATCCAGCATCCAGGCAAATACTGCATCCGGGACATTAACGTCCGATCCCTTAATCGCTTCCACAGTGCCTCCATCATCAACGCATTATTTTGTAGTCTAGCCTTCTGGCCCTGTTACGCAACATCTCATCACCCCATTACCCTGAAATGATTAATAAAATTCTGTCTAAATTGAATACAAAAAGCAAAATGCTTTTCCGTATACAAACCGTGTGAAGTGTTAAATAGCGTCTATCATTATCAGAATTATCTGATCATATGACGTGGCTTTTTTGCGATCGGATAGCAACAAAAATTGATAAAAATAACGGGATCTCAATGATTACGCACAACTTCAATACCCTGGACTTACTCACCAGTCCTGTCTGGAATGATTAGTGTAACGAATAATCATTTATAAAACATAATGTTATGTTGTTTTTGATTTTAGTTTTTGATATTTGGTCACTATTTGGTACACAAAAAGAAACGAGGCGTTAGCCTCGTTTCGCGGCGATGCTTTCAACATCACCATGCTATCACTGCCGCATCATTAAGCCCATGCGCGGACGCCTGGATCTGGAACGATGAAAGGCTCAAGCTGAGAAATATCAACATCGTCACCAGTTATACGCACGTTGACGTAATAACCTTTTTTCCCAATAAGTACAGGTGTCTCGCTTTCTGGATCGTCGAATACAAGGACAAAACCGATATCATCAATAAACACGGTTGACCAATTGGCATCCAGCCAGCCGCTATTAATCACAATGTCGTTGTATTGCTGTTTGTCAGTAAATTGCAAGCTAACGTCTTTCATGTTAACCACCTTAAACAATTTCGCTTAATTGCGCATCAGTTAATGCCTTATGCCATACTCGAAAATTTCTAACATGACCAAATAAATGACGTTGTCCTGTCGTTGTCTGACCACCGATACGAATAGTTGCGGAGCTTTGAATATAAGTCCAGGTTGTTTTTGTTTCGCTGCTTAACTTACCGTTACTGACTACACATGTGGACCGTTCGGACTTTACCCGCATACCAATAAGCATTTTTTCCAGCCCGGCATTTTCATTTATTCGTCGGTTTGAACCACCTATATCACAATACGGAAAACCGTCGTACCCACCTGATGAACCAAACCCCATTACGATCGCCGCTCCGGTTTGATGACCGCCGGTATCAAAAACACGCGGCGCTGCATTTGGCGTTTTATACCAGTTCTTATGTACCTCACAAAGAACCGTAAAAGGAAGATTATAAAGGTTATTCTTGATTGGGACTGTCACCATATCGCTTGCCCGCGTTGCTGGTGCCGACCCCGTAACAATAAAAGATGATGCGCCTGCACCAGCCTCAATCTGTGGAGTGGTTACATCGAGACAATCCCCTGATGCCACCATCTGACCTGTATCCGGAGAATACTGGACGAAACCACCAACCGTATTTTCTGTTGTATCTGCTTTTAATGTAGCCTCAAAAAATATCCAGCCAGTTGCATCATCCTTAACAGACCTTGCTGTAACACGGCTTGTCTGACCTGTCTTGCTAATTATGCGGGTGGTAAGGTTCAGGTTTGCTGCTCCTATTGATGTCCTTACCTCCCCATCATAATGTTCAAATAAAATACGAACGGCGATATTATCAACTTCACTTTTTACCCGACAGGATATAGTTACATGCTTTTCGCCCCCTGAAGTATCAACCCCTCCGGCACTCGAATACAGTCCGATAATGGTATGCGCTTTACTTGTACCAACAATCGAATCCTGTACGACAAACTGGCCATAATTAAACCCAAAACTATCTGTGCCTGTTTCTGTAACGTCCAGTGAAGTTGACTTATTCCACTTCGAAGGGTCTGTACTGTTTATTAACAGGTTTGTGCGCGTCCCCTCAATCAGTAATCCTTCGCGTTCAAAACGTGGCTCATTAATACCAGCCACAGTTAAAACACCTGATTTGTTAATGTAAGTAGCAGTGCTTGCGCGTGAGAAAGAAACAACTTTATCTGATGATATTGTTTTTTCTTCCCCATTAATGGTTACTTTTTTAGTACCAGGGCCGTAGCCCGTGATCATATCGAGAGAATCGTTAAACGGTATCCATACGTCCGGCAGCGGTTGCAAAACATACGCGTAAGGCTGTGCGGTCTGATTGGCGTATTCGTGGGCTTCGTCTCTGTATGTCTTAGCTGAATCGGCGGCGCTTGTCGCTGTTGTTGCCGCATTGGTTGCAGTGGTAGCTGATGCTAATGCTAATTTTGATGCTGAAATCACATCTTTGTTGTCGCTGAAAAACTCCACAGCGTCAGCTATTTCTGATTCTTTGCCCTGGTAGTAACGCAGTGTTTCGGCAACATCCTGAGCAAGACCATCCACAGAGATCGAATCTGAAAGCAGGATGCTAAATTTAGTTCCAGCCGGAATAGCCGGACTTGCCGCAGGAGTTACCGACAAACTTGTTGCGCTTTTTACCTTTGTGATTGAAAAAATCTGCACCGGATCGCTAATGGCAATAAGAGTGCAACCCACTCTGATCAGAGATAATGCGGCGTTGAATTCAGTCCCTGCCCCGGTAACTGTGTTTCCGCTAACAGCTATAGTGCCTGTTGTGTAAATCATCGCAATAACTCCGTTTTGTTAATTAACTAAACAATTCTACCATTTTGTGATCTGTGTTACACTTTGGGCTTATACATAATGTATTTTTTGATCTATATCAACATACGAAATGATAGCTTCTGCGGTGATTTGCTCATCGGATGGGTGGATCATCACGAACAACAAATGACAGTAAAACAAACAGTAAGGTGAATACAATGAAAAAACTAATTGTTGCTTGCATCTTATCAGCTCTGTCTTTTGGTGCTTTTGCTTCTGTAAATTCGACAGATAAGAGTGATGCTGGCACTGCTCAATATGGTGATACTGGCCTTGATAACCAACGTTCGAGTTATTTCAATACTGACTCATGGAAAGAAAAACAACTACAAGGTAAAATTATTGACAGTGAATGTAATTTACCTATCCATTTTTCTGGTGTAAATGATGGGTGTAAAAAATAAAAACAATGCATAAAAAAAAACGGGGCTTATGCCCCGTTTTTTATGCTGTCGTTGATGTTCTAAATGATCCGGTGCCTCTTGCTACTATCATTGTTGGAGAATACAACGCGGTACAATATGCGTATCCTTCAGATGATGATGTTTGAGGACAATATATTTTCCCGATAATATCTGATGCTTTTAAACCAGAAAAAGCGCATTGCACTGTTAATGTGCATCCACCATAAGGCACGTAATATGAAATTGTTTTGTTTTTATCTCCGCAACTAAACGTTACGTTATAAGTGGATCTATATTCACCAGACATTAATGAAATAGTCGCCATAAGCATAACTGATTTCGTCAATGCATTATCCGTGCTGTCTTTATATGTGATGGTTGCGCTATAACTTCCGTTATGCCCAAGCACTCGATCTGGACCAACCCCCATGTTAGCAACGTCACCGACAAATGACTTTGCCTCTACTGTACCTTTAAACTTCCCGCTTGTGGCCTGAATCTCACCAGTGAATTTACCAGATGTTGCGTACACCGTACCGCGTACAGTGACGTTGTTGAACTCCGCATTGCCGTTTTTATTTAGCATCCAGCCAGCCGAACCAGCTTTATAGTTGGTTGACTGAATTTGCTGCGCAATCTTCGCGGTAGTGATTGATGCGTCTCTGATCCACGCATCACGGATGTAGCAAGCACCGTTAGTAACATAGAACGGGGTCTGATAGGAGCCACCTGCCGCAGTCATAAGCACGAAACGGTCAACGAGGAAAATACACTGCGATTGAACGTTAGTCCCGCTACCAGTAAGGCCGAGCGACATTCCTGTAGCGTATTTCATACCGTTTTTATCAGTGGCAATCTTAATTGAATATGACGCATCAACGTTACCTTTGAAGTCAGTCAGTGCTTTTGATGTCGTTTCTATCGCCGTTGTGTTTCCGTTAATAGTTACTTTCAACTGGTCGATTCTGGTTGACAATGCCTCGTCTGCCGTTGCCATAGCCTGTGACCATTCCGTGATGCTTGAGTTTACATCGTCGAAAGATGCCGAGATCTGGCCAAATTTTTCCGCGCTTGATGTTTCATGCGTAGAAAGTGCAGTTGACACTTCGGATACTTTCGAATTAATCGTACTGGTAAGCGATGAGTTAAGGCTGCTGATTGCGTCAGTGCGTGCATTCTTCTCATCTGCGATCGCTTTATCCATCCTGGTTACGTTGCTTGTCACCTTGCTATCGAGCGTGGAAATTGACGCATTAACCCCGCTAATAGCTTCTGCGCGTGCGCTCGCCTCATCTGCGATTGCTTTATCAAGACGGGAAACGCTCGCGTCGGTTTTGCTTTCAAGACTACTGACGCTGGCGTTAACGTTGCTAATAGCTTCTGCGCGTGCGCTCGCCTCATCTGCGATTGCTGTGTCTACCCTTGCTATTTCCGCTTTTGTTTTTGTTTGTCCTTTCCTGTATTTCGCCTCAATAACAGTGCTCATCTTGCTTTGCGCCATTGAGTTATTAATAAGCGCCAGAGATGCGTTTTGCAGACTTGCTTTCGCCTGATCTATCTCGTCGCTGTTTTTATCAACCTCACTTTTAACGCCGCCAAGCGTCGCGCTGATACCTGATATCGCCTGAGCACGTGCGCTTGATTCATCAGCGATAGCTTGATCAAGACGGCTAACACTGGCATTTGTGTTATTTTCAAGCGTTGTTAAATCAGCTTTAACCACTGTTATTGCGTCGCTTCTTGCCTGCGTTTCATCTGATATTGCATTATCGAGGCGCTTAACGCTGGCGTCAGTTTTCTTGTCAAGTGTTGAGATACTTGCGTTCACGTCGCTGATAGCCTGAGTACGCGCACTTGTTTCGTCTGCAATTGCCTGATCAAGACGGTTTACGCTGGCGTCAGTTTTCTTGTCAAGATTGCTTATTGAGGCATTTACACCGTTAATAGCTTCAGCGCGGGCGCTGGCCTCGTCAGCTACTGCGCGTTGCACATTAGAGATCTGACCTTTAAGGTTTGTGTCCATCACATTCATTTCTGCCGTGATGGTTTCCAGTGATTCCGCTGTCGCTTTTTTCTCTTCAGCGATAACGTTGTCAATGCGGTCAATTTCCGCTTTCGTCTCTGTCCTGCCTTTCTTGTACTGAGCGGTAAGAGTTACGCGAGTGTTAGTCTGTGCAAGCGAGTTATTAATAAGAGCAAGTGAGGCGTTTTGCAGACTTGCTTTTGCTTGCGCCAGTTCGCTGCCAACTTTTTCGCTAGACACCTCCAGCGAGTCGATTCTCGACTCATGCTGTCCAATATCATCGGCGTTTTCCTTAACTTTTTTATAAAGATCTTCCGTTTCTTTTTTGAGCGTATCAGTATCAGCTTTTATTGATCCTGTTTCTATGGTTAGGTTGTCAGTTTCAGTCCTTAAATCGTCAGTTATGTTGGTCAGATTATCAGTTGCAGTTTTGAGGTTGTCAGTAGCAGTTTTAAGGTCATTCGTAGCGCTTTCGATAAGATCAGTGCGGTCGCCTAGATCTTTAATGTCACCAACCATTTCTTTAAATTGTTTGGAATTCATTACGTCTTTGGTGACGTAATCGGTAATTTCATCAAAGTTTTCTGTTGGCTTACCTGACGCTTCCACAAAGTCAGACACACCAAAAGCGTTACGCGCGCGCACATAAACGTAATATGTGTGACCTGTATTCATGCCGCCAAACGTCCACTGATGACCACGCCCGGTATATTGTGCTTTAGTGGTTATTGATGCCGGATCAGTGATCTGCGTTTCACCTGAGTAATAAAACTCGTAACTGGTATCAGTGGTGAGCGTTGTTCTGCTGATCGGGTAAACTGTAGCCTGGAATACACCGGGAACCCAATTAACGCCAACTGGGGCCGCTGGTGCGCCAATAACCAGATCGACAATGCTTTCCGCACCCTTCATGCCCGTGTCATTTCTGCCACGAATGCCTAATGAGTAGTTGCCAGCATCAATGCCATAAAAATCATAACTGTAATTCGTGGTTTCGTAGCTTTTAACTACAGCGCCTTCGGCGTTATACACGCGAATCTCAAAGGTCAGGCGACGCGTTGTCGTCTGTGTTTCCCATGTTGCGCGACATTGAACCGTTTCAGATCCAACGTTTAACACCTTCAGATTTTCAATGTTCGGCACGCGGAAGTGATTAAGCGTGTCGTTATTGATCTCGAAGATTGCGCCATTATCGACTACGGCCTGCTTATGTGGATCATGCTGTGCGGCCTCGATGGTGTATACGCTGTTATTTTCTGTTTCTGCTACACTGGTGATTCGACATAAAACGGGTTTTGCTGCGTTGGTTGATACAGCAAAAACAGTGCCGTTACGAATCCACGCCGGGGCGGCTGCAAGGGTGATAATGTTCCCGTTAACTCCGATGATCTGGTGTTTTTTAAATTTACCATCGCTATCAAGTAAGCTGATGGTGTCGCCAGCCGCGATATATTCAGAATCAACCTTGTCGACCGTGATCGCTCTGCCATTGTTCGCCACGATGCGACCGCCTAAACGAGCGCCTGCGCGATTATTATCGAGGATCTCGATTATATCCCCCGGCGTAAAGTGAATGGCGTCACGGGCCATTTTAAATGTGAATTTTGACGGCTCGCGTTTCGCTGTTTCGATCAGCCATTTACCAGCGCGGTGCGCTTGCCCGCGTGAAGTGCAACCGAACGCCTCCAACGTGGTTTCGTTATAACCATCACGGGCGATTAGTTTATCATCTGCGACATATTCTTTTGATTGCTCCCAGCCGTTTTCAGGGTCAGTCCAGGATACGATCACGGCGTTGTAGCATTCTGCGCGTGCGATACTTGAACGAGTAAACGCGCCATCAACGACGTTTGCATTTGTGATGGTGGCGATTGGATCTTGTGGCGCATCAATCATCACGGTAAGACGTTGTCCGTCCCATAACGCGATACCACGGAACATACCTGCGATGTTATCCAGTAGGTCGCGGGCGCTCATTTGCTCCGTAATGTAAGCGTTAAGCGTCATGCGAGGTTCAAGGCCACCATAGCCATCATCAACCAACTGATCGCAGTATTGAGAAAGCACGTACAAAGCGCCATCATCAACATCAATGTAACCAGCATGTCGAGCAAGTCCAAAGCGCTCGTTTTTAACCAGATACCGGAAAAGCCATGCAGGGTTATTGGTATACGCCTTTTTAAATCCACCAAGCCATAAACCTGAATATGTGCGCGTTTCAGGGTTGTAGTTGTCAGGCACATCAACAATCAGGCCGCGAAGGTGATAGGTGCGGGTAGGCGTATCAGTATACTGATCATGGTCAATTACGGCGCCAGCTACAGCGGTATGAGGATAAGACAGATTATCATCTATTATTTCGCTGTAACTACTCCACCGCGTATCATTCCGCAATAGATCGCCGTTGCTGTCTGGTGTTATGCGACGAACGCGAATATCAAACGGTTTTTCATCCGGCGCTTTAATGATGTGAGCTTCCAGGTATTCACCGCTTTGTTTACCAGGGCCAATGTGTATGTCTTTAATCAGCGACCACGTAGAAGATGATGACGGTTTAACATCAACCATCAACATGACGGATGTATTATATTGATTGCCCTTTTCATCTGACTGAACGAGAGCATCAACACCAAGATTCAACCTGACGCGGGTAACGTTTGGATCTGAAACAGTCCTGATTATTGGTGTGTCGTGAGTTACCTTTGCGTTGACAATAACGGTTGACTCAATGGCGTTAAAACCATTAATCGGCGATTGGTCAGCCGTGCCGTTGCGCCAGGCTATACTAATCCCCGGAATTGATGTATTCCCGTTTGCGTCAGTAACAGGAGTGTCATTAAGCATCACGTCATTCAATGGCGCTTTCTGGTTTACCGGACCGTATATCGGCCCTTCGCTGAGAATATCTAAAACACGATAAAACTGTTTGTGATACAGGTTATCGTTCAATAATGTTGGTGTTTTGGCTTTGCCGCCGCCGCTACTCATGGTTTTTCTCCTGTTAACTTACAACGTCTAAGGCGTCTCTATTGTTGCTTGTGTCTATGCCTAACGATCCGACGTTTGAACCTATTTTCATTTCACCTAATAGTATTGGCACTGGTCTACCCTGGCCCACCTTGTTTTCAATGCTGGTGTAGGTGTTGTTCGTTATGGTGTTATCTTGTGCGCTTTCTGCCGATGTTTTTATCTTCATGTTGCGGGACATAAAGATTGAGAACGCAACGCTAACCACCGAAACACCAATCAGGATCCAGCCTACAACACCAATCCCAGCAATACCGCCTTCAACTACTGGCGCAATAATGACGGTAGTTCCGTCAGGGTATTTACTATTAACCGCTGCCGGGGCCGTCTTTTCGTTATAATCTTTCCCGGCAATCCGTAACCGCAAAGGTGTATTTAAAAAAGCCTTCTTGAACTCCTGATTCTGCGCGGTCAATAGGCTAAGTCCTTGTGCTGGCGTATCAACGTTTAAACACACTTTGCCGTAATATCTTCGAAGATTGCCCGTAAATCTAAATTTGAGCATTTGTCAGATCTCCATATTGAATGCGTTTGTCGAACATACGCGGGCCGCATTTGCTCGCGGCGGCTTAGCAGTCCGGCATTGTCATGATGCAAAACAGTGTTATCGCCCAGGTAAATCATCGCGTGACATGGGTCAGCACCCTTGAACGGCTGGCGAATAATCACGTCACCAGGCTGAATGCTTTGCGCATCAACCATGAAAAACCCGTTCAATGGCAGGTTTTTTATGTACAGGTTTTCCCCACGCAGCCACCACCCATCGTGGCGTTCAAAGTCAGGCAGATCCACGCCGCAAAGGTGATAGGCGTCACGAAAAAGCGAGTAGCAATCTGTTTTCCCGTGTTCAAATTTACGGCCTAACAGGTGCGCCACCGGGCGGAATTTCCTCACCATGCCACCGGAACATAAAAACCACGGCAGGCCGGAAATAACCTGCTGTTGTCGATCCCGTGCCGACAATACCGGAATATCTTCAACGTGAGAGTGGAAAACGGCTGTTATAACGCCCAATTCGTCAGCTTTGATATAATCGTCAGGCGAGATTTTAAAGCTGTTGTGCGGCGTTTCAGACACGTTAGCGCACGGGTAAAAATAATCGTTATCTATCACCAGCCCGCACACTTCCTCGCGCGGGTGGGCTGCTGCATAGCGAATCATTTTATCTTCAAGTGCCATAATCAACCCACCTTGCTCGATCCTGGGAAACATGAAATTGGTAACGGATTCGGGCGCGGGAAACGTAAACGGCAACCGCTCAGGCGGTGGCTGCATTTATCCAGCTTTGGATCGCTGGTCGATTCGTCTTTATCAGTAGCTACAGGGCCGCCACTGTATCCGCAACCGTCGCCGCGATATTGCCATTGGCAAACGTCAGCAAGGATTGTGCGCCCTGGGATAACCGCCTTGTCAGCATCAATTGGCGTTGACAGCTCATATTGCACCTGGTCGGCTGTTTCTTCGCTCATCGCCTCAACGACGTAAAAAGACACCGCCTCGATAGACGGATCTGCATCCGGGTTGCCGTTGGGGAAGTTGATGGCGTCCAGGTATTTTACTTCCACCTGGCGGCGTGTAACTTTCATTCCTCGCAGGTCGTTGAAATCGTTATTCATCCCGGTGATTAGGCCGCCAATGTTGGCTACAACCATTTGCGGGCGTGAATAGACACCCTCGTTTTTCATTTCGAAGCCAGTGGCCTCGATAGGGTAGCTGTTGTAAGCCACCCCCTTCCAGATAACCGGGCCGTAATAGCCATTCACGCCGGAATGGAAGCGGATAACCTCGCCACCCAGGGGCGTGAGGTCTAATTCAAACAAGTCAATTACCGCGCCGACTCCGGCATCGACGGAATCAATAATCATTTCTCTCGGAATATTGCGCATTTTCTCACCTTGTCATTCTGTGATCTGCGTCACGCTAAATCATACCAAAATGGATTGATCGCGGTTTTTACAATATGTATATTTTACTCAAACGGAAGCATAGTTAACAAAATGGCGCGGAGGTGCGTTATGACTGAAAAGCTATGGAAGTTGACGGTATTCATGACAGACGGTAGGGAAAAGGTTATCGCCCTGTATGACGACGAGGGTGAAGCATTGGTTGACGCGCTTTTACTTGCTGAGGATGACCGCCTTTTGGGATACCAGATCGAACCTGTCAAATATGAGGCTAACAAAAATGAAAAAATACAGTCTTGATGTGTGGTTAAGTGGTAGCAAGGAGTGTTTCGGATTATTTGATAGCGAAGAAGTAGCCCTGGAAGAAGGCAGGATTCTTGAATGTAGTTTAGGCCATCCAGTGAAATATGCTGCTAATCCGGTACAGATAGTTGATGAGGTGGAAGATATGAACCCGAAAGATATTAATGGTAGCTTCACTGCTTATTATGCAGATTCTATGGACCAGTCTTGCCCTGGTGAAATACACGCAAAAGGTTTCCCGGCTGACGATCCAGAAGCAAAACGCGAATACGAAAAAGCGGCGAAAGATTTCTGTATCGATAACCTTTCAGCATTCGATAAATAAGGCGGCAACATGGGGCGGCGCAATCACGGTGATTATGTGTACACGTTGAAACAGGCCGCCCGCCTCATCGGTTATCATGAACACGAATTTATTGATTTGCTGATTGAGCGCGGGATACTGTACCAGGTCTGTTTAACGCTGTACCCGAAAGCGAAATACCTACATGAAAAGTTATTCATCATCATGACGGATGAAAACCAGGTTAACCATTCATTCGTCACTGATAAGGGCGTTAATTATCTGCGTGATAACTTATAGGTGACTGATTATAAAAATAGAAGTTTTGGCGCTAATAATAATGGGGTTGATAGTATTTGGCGTTCATGCTGTAGATCTGGACTGGAAAACGATAGCAGAAAATATAGCATTAATGGAAATAGAATAAAAATAACCCCGCTTCGCGCGGGGTCGTGTTTATACGCCATCAACCAAAAATAAAACCTCCTTCCCTTCCCGGGATCTACACCCAACGTACCCATCACCAACGTCGTGAAGATACCATATATCGCCGTTGTCAGCTTTTACAGTAAGGTCGTTGATCTCATAGTCGTCAAACAATGTAAAAGCGTAAGTTTTGTCAACTACACAAGTCCCGTACATAACAACCCCCATTAGCCAACAACTTGCTCAAACGTTGCGTTTAGCGTGTACAAAGGCCCGTCTTTAGTCATGCTCCATTGCCGACAGACAAAAAGCCTTTGCACGTTATCCATTGACGGCGACCAGTAAAAAGCCTCGACCGCGCCGCGCGCCCTCAAGAATGCTTCCGCCTGGATTGCTACGTTTCCACCATCACCACATCCGGCGCTACTGCCTTTAAACACCAGGGTGTAGCTATCAAGCAATGGATTGATACCTTTTACCTGTCTTTGCTCATAACCATCGCCCAGCTTAACAACAGATACGTCTGGCTTCCTGGTCACGCTGTAGCTTCTTTGCGGCGTCCATCTGAACACTTCCGGCATAAAACCCCCACAAGTTACATTTTGTATATATCTTTACGCGCTTCTACGCGAAAAATAAGATCATTGTCACAATGATTATAGCTAGTTTACAAAATGGCTTCACATAGCACGCAACAAGATGTATATAGAAAGCAAGAAGAAAGTAGTACCAACGAAGGAGGCCCAAAATGAAACGCTATGTAGTAGTAATGCTAAATAACGCATTCGAACAAGTGGAAATAGCAATCGTTAAGGGTTTCGACGACGCATTCAAATACGGTCAATTCATGATGAATGCGAAAGAAGATGAATACCGGGACTTCTTCCTGAAGGCACTTAACTAAGGATGATGGGGTGAGTTATGAAACTGGTAGCGATTGACAGAAATCTGAAAGCACAGAAAAACGCACAGGACCGGATCATCAAGAAAGGTAAGGAATTACTTAAAGCCTTTCTGAGAAAAGAAGTTTACCCCAAAAAGTTACGCGACGGTTACGGATACAAAATGGATATCAATCTTGATTGGAGGCTGTTTAGCGAAGATTTGAAGGTTTGGTTAATTGTTGAGCACCATGCCTATAACAAGTTATGTGGCGTGAAAGGCACTCATAAGTGAGTCGAGATATTCGAAAGGGGATATATCGCGCGGAATGGTCGTTTATAAATACGAAAAATAACCCCGGCATTGCACCGGGGTTTAGTTTATTTGCGGCGAGGTTGCAACATTCCGCCTGGTCTTTGAGATTCCCTTGTTATCATTTTCATGGCTACACGTTCCATTGTTAATTCAAGTCTGCGGCTGTCTTCGTCGCTGAATCCGTTCGTGGTCTGAATGCTGATACTGACAGGCATACTAATACCGCCACCGCCGCCAATATCACGGCCCGGAATAACTCTGCCGTTCTCGCCAGGGATCATATATTGATTGCCGTTAGATGTCTGGAATAGCTCCGGCCTGTTGTGTTCCCCTACGCGGTACATATTACCACCAATGACGCTACCACCATTAAAGCGACCGCCGCCGAAAATTGACGTAGCCAGCGACATGATCGCAGTGAGCGCCGCCGAACCAGCCGCCGCCCAGCTACCGCCAGTTGACGCCGCAGTTGCCGCCGCTGCTGGGGCCGCCGCCGCAGCAATGCTTCCCTGAGCTGCTACCGCGCTTGCTGTTGTACTTGTTTGCGTGGCCTTGCTTTGTGTCTCCATCATGATCTGATCTGCTATCCAGTTTGCAGCTATGTCTGAGAGTCTGTTACCGATATTGCCGAGTATATTGCTTCCTAAGTTAGCAAAAACATCACTCAATGATTGAGTGCCGTTTAACAGGCCAACAAGCGCATTACTCATTCCGCCTTTAAGGCCATTAACACAATCACCGATAAGGCCGTTTGTGTCGCTTTGCGCCTGCCATTGTTCCCATTTCAGATCGCGGATCTGTTGCTCATAGGCTAACAATTCCTGTTTCTGTTGCGCTTCAGTAGCGCCCAGGTCTATAAGCATTTGCTTACGGATGGCCCATTCATTTTGCGCCTGCTGGATGGGGTCAACTTCGCCTTTTAGCTGATCCATCGGGCTTACTATTTGTGACCATTTATCACGCAATTCATCTACCGGAATTTGTGCTAATTCTTCTTTCAGTTCCTTGCCGATCCCTTTTTGCGCGGCGCGGTACTCAAGGAGCGTGATTTTACCCTGGGCAAATGCAGCATCAATGGCCTTGCCGTTCTCCAACGCTTTGCGCATGGCGGCGGCGTCTTTGTTATACTGATCAGAAACGCTTATACCTTTGTCACCAAGCCGATCAGCTTCCGATTTCTTCTCTTTTTTCTGTTTTTTCGGCTTGTCTACTGGCTTGTCGAATCCGGTAATCGCTCCGTCATTGGCAGCATTCTGTTCATTTTTCCTTGCTTCTTCTGTAGCCTGGATTGCTGCGGTCAGATCATCCTGTAGTTGCATGACCTTGCCAACGGTCTTCCCGTATTTCTTCTCGTAGTTGCTGTTATATTCGTCGGTTTGCTCTCCTACTACCTCCTTCATCCATTTATAGCCATCCATTAGCGCCTTGATTGGCGTCACCATTGCGATGATCTTCTCTGCCACCTCTCCAGCCTTAACAGCCACATCATCAAACATGTCGATAAATTCGCTACCAGCCGTTTTGAGTGTGTCGAAGCAGGTTTTAGCGAATTTAGCGCCATCGCCAAGCCCTTTAACGCCTTTCGTGATCAAGTCGATAGCTGAAACAACGCCATCTGACACGCCAAAAAGATCATCCAACTGCTCAACAAGGCCCATAATTTCTACTTTAAGCTCATTGATAGCCATGCCGGATGTGCGCGGCAACTGAGCAAACTTATCGTTTGTTTCCTGCGTAGCCGCCTGTATTGCGTTAACCATCCTTTCAGCCGTGATCTTGCCGTCCAGCATTTCGGCGCGGAACTGGCCCATTGATAATCCCATATGGCGGGCCATTGTTTGTACGATGGTCGGCGTATTTTCAAGCAGGCTGTTAAATTCTTCGGCACGAAGAACACCGCCGTCGATAGACTGACGGAATTGACGCATTGAGTTAGACATCTGTTCCGCTGACGCGCCGCCTAATGCACCCATTTTCTGAATAGTGCCAACCAGGTTAAGCAATTGCCCTTCCGTAGCGGAGGTGTTTTTTAGTGAGATAGCCAGGCCTTGCCATAATTCGCCAGTATCTTTCAGGCTCTGCCCCGTCTCCCTGGATATTGCTTTCAGGCCGTCGAAAACCCGTCCGGCGGACTCCGCATCGCCCGTAAGCATTTTGATTTTTACGCGAAGCATTTTTGCTTGCTCCGCCATATCCATAAATTGGCGCACAGCCTCCGCAGCAATTAGCAGATGGATAACCCTGGTCAGTGCCTTGATGGATGTTTTCAGGGTGTTTACCTGGCGGTCAGCCTGTTTTGCGCCGCGCTCTATACGATCAAAGGCCTGGTCTGCCTGTCGTTGTGCAACGAGAAGTTGACCAGTTTTCGCATCAACTTCGTAATAAATTGTACCTACACTGGTAGCCATGATTTAACCTCATGCAAAAATGTGATCTGTGCATCTATTTTATACAAAATGGCTTTACTTCAACGACTCCATTTTGTATAAGGAAGCTAAAGGGAATGGTCAGTAAATCAAGTTAGCGTGGTGGGTTATGAAACGGTTAGCAAAAGTGGCAATGATTGCGGCGGTATTGGGTCTGGTTGGTTGCAATGAGGATAATGAAAAAGCGCCTATAGTGACCAATCAAGAGCAACAAGCATTAGCAGAGAAAAATGCTAAATGGCTTGCAGAACAACAAGCAAAACAAGCCGCATACGATGCACAGTTAGAAAAAGAAAATGCTGGTAAACAGTGGCTTGTAGTTGAAAGAAAAGATGATATGCAGGACGCAAAAAACGTATTCCTTTTTGTGAAAGCAGAACAATTCAGCGGAAGTCTTGATGCTTTCCCGACACTGAAGGCACAGGATAAGAATAAACCGGTATTAACAATCGCTTGCCAGGGTAATAAAACAAAAATGTTCGTAGCATGGTCACACCATGTAACTGACGCCGGGGACACTACTTATATTAACTACCGGATCGGCGTTCACAAAGCTGTAGCTACTGAGTGGTGGCGGTCAACTAATTATAAAGCTCTTGGATTATGGGACGGCAAAAAAGCCATCCCAATGATTAAAAAACTGGTTAACGAAAAACAATTCATCATTGAAGTAGTGCCGGAAGCTGGCGACATTGAGAAAGCAGTGTTTAACATTGATGGTCTTTATAACCACATCGACAAAGTGAAAAACGCTTGCAACTGGAATTAAGGGGTAAATCATGAAAAAAATAATCAAAGCGGTTCTCATTGGTGTTATGGCTTTAGCTCTTACAGGGTGCGCAAGATCAACTGATTTCGTTAAGTTAGCTGATAAAAATTTGCAAGTTGGAATGACTTGTGAGCAAGTGAATAAAATAATGGGGGAACCACAAAGAATCGAGCATGACGGTAATTATAGTTATCACGTATGGTATTCAGTAACCAGCACGATAGGATTTACTTACATGGATGTTGAAGAATTATCCCCTTCAAGGGTTATCGCAAAGTTTGATAACTGCATCCTAAAAGAATGGAAAGATCGCAGTAAGGCAAAGTCTGTATACAATACAATCACACACAGTTCACCAGGTACAGCAATTAAAGATTTCAATTAGCAAAACGCCCGGATCTACCGGGCTTTTCTTGCTCACGATTTTTCATTCTTTCTAGTGCCTTTTTAGCGGCCTCCATTTGCTCGTCATAAGCACGTTTATTTATGTGAATGTTTGGCTTGCTTTTCTCGTTTCTTTCGTCTGGCGGCGTTTTAGCGCGTACAGCGGCCCTATATCCGGTCATTGTCATATTCCATGCTTCCGATTCTGACAAGCCCAGGTGAGCAACGGCAGAATAGACGAATTCAAGGACGTTAAAAGTCGGCTTATATTCCCCTTCCGGGATTTCCCCGGACTCTTCTTCCGGGCCATCACCAATAAGACCGTGGTACATGCAGTGCTGCGCAAGCGTGATGATATCCTCGATCGGCATTAATCCGGGCTTTAACTTTAACTTACCCGAAGGAGTAAACCAGCATTCGCCCAATAACTGGCCTATTTCGTCGTCTGAGCAACATTTCAGGATGTGCATTGATGTCTTAACTATTTCACCATAACACCGCGCCAGAATGCGATTGCGTAGGTCTGGATCTGCTGGCAATCGTGATGGATATTTGCCGCCGTGGATAAGTGCGAAATATTCGACAAGCTCACTATCGTTGCCGATTTTAGCCATCGCAGCAAAGCAAGGATTAAACTCATAGCGCTTACCGTTCACCACGGCAGCAAATTGTCCTGTACGAACATGGATCATAGTATTCACCTTAAAAGAAAAGGGGCCAAATGGCCCCGATTGTTAATATTGGCTGTTATGCTGGCGGAACGTCGCCTACCGTTACCTTGCCAGCGCTTTCGCACTCAATAGACCAGGTGGAAACATCATCATGCGGATCTTCTTCTTTAAAGGAAGTGCAAAGGAATGGGCCTTCAGTTACGTCTACAGGAGAAACGATCTTCAGCCATACATAAGGTTGTGATCCGGTGGTTTCACCTGGCGTAATTACGTGGCGCTTCAGCGCTTTCTGATTATGGATTTCTTCAGTGCGGGACACACCGTCGCCGGAGAAAGAAACGGATTTGTAAGTAACCATTGATTCTTTCGTGTAATCGGCTGATTTATCGGCGGTGGCGTCAGAGGTTTCCCATTCAACGGAAAGTGTTTTACCACGCATCATGCCTAACGCTTTGTACGCTTCAGCTTCCGGCTTCGCATTTGGACAAGCGATAGCGAAGAATACAGCAACGTCACGGCCTGTAAACGTGCCTTTTTCGCAAGTCTGAGACATGTTTAGTTACCTCTTATCTGGATATTATGGTTTGAAAAGCTACGGTAAAAATAAAGCGCCCTTCTCTCGTCTGCATTGCGGGAATAGCGCCAACTGGCTTCATGTGTGTAATTTTATCAGTTTTATACTCGGTTATCATACTTTGACGTATTGCGTCGGCGAGGTCTTCCACTTCACTAATATTTGCATCGTTACGCGCTGAAATAACCAGGATGCGAAAATAGTCACGGGTTATCGCCTCTTCTCCCGCCGCGCCGCCGTTTTGCTGGATTACGATGTATCTGTCATTATTCGAATTGCTCCGCTCATTCCAGAAACGGGCCTGCAAAATATAGCCCTCATCGTATCCGTGGGATTTAATCCAATCCCTTATTTCGTCGTATACTTCGCTGCGTTTCATGTTTTGTAACCTTCTACAATCTCTTTATAAATATCGTCGGCGTTGTTTGGATCTTCGAATGCCTTGCGCAAAAATTCCGGCTCCGCGTTTGGGTCCCAATATTTACCTTTTCCAGTACCGCCGCCGAACTCAATTACCTGTTTCGGCCCGAAATCTGAAAGGTTATTTGTTTTCCCGAAATGTTCGCGCGGCTGGCCTTTTAATGTGCCCGGCATGTCATGCACCCATTCAGCGTAGCGGGCGGTATAACCCAGACGTAATTGCATACCCTCAGGAGTGTCACCTATATACTGGAATTGACTGTTAATTAAAAAACCAGTATCGATCGGCGTCATATTTGCAGCAAATCCACCAGCAACAAGCCCCACTCGCCATAATACATCGTGCGTTTTTCTGTCTGTAATTTCCTTTAGCTCCTGCTTCAATCGCTCCCTGACGCGTTTAACGCCCTTAATAGGCATAATTAACCCCCTGTTACGATCTTATAATCCGGCGTGTCGTTAAACATGCTCATGTCCCATTCAACGATTCCGGTTATAAAGTTGGCCCCAGCCGCCAGCGGGTCGGAAATAGCAGTAGTGTCACCAGTGGCAAGCATCCATCCTTTTTCCGGGAGCTGCACTGGCTGCATCTTGTGAAGCAGTTCGGTATATACGGTTATCGTGTTGCTAACCTCATTCCCGTTTGCGTCTGTTGCGGTTCCGTCAGTACGCTCCCATGCACAATCTACCAGGTATGGCGCACCGTATACGTCGGAGTTTGTCCAGTCGTCACGCGTTACGGGGTAAATGGTGGCTAATGCCTTGTAACTGAATCTCGCGATCTTACTCATAGCCATAGCTCCATTTAACAATTTTCGGATGGGTTTTCGCCACGCGCGGGCAAAGAATTACCCATTCGCCAGCATCATTGAGGTAGGCGGCTACCTGTCGCCCGGTGTCTGTCTTCACCCATACGCGGGTAAACAGTTTCGGCAATAACGGATCCGGTAATGTCAGGTCGTTCCACATTGTTACATCCTCCCACTTTTACCTATCCAAAGCCCTGCGTGCGCGGTGTTTTCTGGATCTGCTGGAATCAGTTCGGCTGTACAGTGATGTTTATCAATGGAGTAAAGCAACGAATAGGCCGCCTTCCATCGTTTGTTGAAATCGACATAGCGGTATGACTGACTCGCACCGTTCGGCCCAGTCTGCGAGGAAACGTATTTATCAGCCTGGCTTAGTCCTAACAGGCCAATCAGATAAAGCTGAATCAATGTTGCAGTGGAGGCCGGATAGTTGGCATCAAGGCATTCATTAACGCTATTTGCCTGCTCCACCAGCAAAGATAAGATAATGTCTGGCAGGTCAATACCCTGGCTTTCAAGATATTCCCGCGCCTGTTCTGTAGTGACCATTTTGTTTGCTCCACATACAAAAAAAATCCCCGGCATCGCGCCGGGGAGTTACAGGAAATACGAAATTATTTGTGACCGTAAACAACACCGGAACGGCCCAGCATGTCGCAGGTGATTTGTAAGCCTTCGGCAGACATGATTTTGAAGTTGTAGTTATCGGTAGGCATGGTGCGCGGCAGAGGCACTACGCCAGTAGTCATACCAACCAGCGGGGTAATGACGTTGCGGCGGCGTTGATAGGCAATGAACTCGTTGCCTTTCAGTGCATAGGTCTGACGGATTTCTTTAACCGGAATGAACGGTTTAACGATATTCAGAACACTGCCTACGACAGTCCCGTTTGCAATGTGCGGCGCTGCCAGGTTAGCCATAATTTCAGGTGACACCCACATGAGATCATACTGGTCAACGCGGTTGTTGCGGGCCATAACACCGAATGCACCAGTGGTGAAGAATTTGATGAGAGCATCGAATCCGTCAGTGGTGAGATCTTCGGAGGTCATGACTAGTTGCTGGGTATTGCGGTGATTTTTAATACCCTGGCCAGGTTTACCGTTGACGTTGATTTTTGCGTTACCGTTAAGGTAATAATCAACGCGGGCCTTGTTGAATTTTTGCAGTTTCAGGCGCTGGCTATCCAGTGCAAGGTCAATACCAACAGTTTTCAGACCTTCGGAATGACGCCAGCTGACACCGTAACCCGCTGCGAACATCGGGATCGGGTCGCCATCGCTGCCATATTCAGTGTGATCGAAGCCATGCGGGGCTTGACCATCGATACTAACGACAACTTCATCGTTAATATCACCGGATACGCTGTACATTTTCTCGGTTTTACCGATTGGCAATACGGTTTGCACAGCCATCAAATCGTTTACGATTTCAATACCAGTCTCTTCGGTGCTCATTTCGATAATCTGGTTATCGACAGCTTTCCAGAACTCCTGATCGAAGCCGCCAACGGCATTACATGCCAGGATGTCAGCGGTCATGTTTGCCATATTTGCGGCAATAAGAGCGCCGTCCTGATCATTGAACATGTTGCGCTGCGCCCAAAGGTGATCCCACTGGGCACGAATGCGGCTGTTGGTAGCAAGGTTGTGTTTATTAAACAACATAGTTTTTCACCTCTTATTATTATGCAACGCGGACACGTACAAAATCAGCCGCTTCAAGGGTTACAGTTTCCTGGCAGAAAGCGAAAACAGGTTCATCAGATGTAACCAATTTAAAGCCACCTTCACCAATGGTGATGGCAGCGTCTTTGGTGTAAGCACCTTCAGGAAGCAGAATCGCAAATTCACGTCCTTCTTCTGCGTAGTCAGCAACCACGGAATGACCAACCGGGATCGCATCTTCAATGCCTAAACCTTCATGGTATGCCGGGTTAACAACATAAATACGTCCTGTGGTATCAGTTGCGGCAGCGAATTTACCAGACGCCATTTTTACCGGAGTACCCGGCTTAAGTGCTGCGGCAGATACTGCTGTTTCAGTAACGGATTTGCCGTCAATATTTACACGACGAAAACGGGCCATAATTCACCTCTTATGCGAAATAGTTGTTAATGTCAGGGGTGGCAGGTTTATTTCCACCAGCGGCTGAGTTTGCTGCCATTGGTGCTGCTTTACCCAGGGATTTAAACATTGCGTCTAACGCTTCACCGCTTAATGCGTTAGCAACAATTTCGCCGTGAACTTTTGCTACTGCGGCGCGTTTTTCTGCTACTTCTTTATCTGCGTTTGCTGCAATTTCTTCTTTAATTGCTTTCTGGTTGGTCTGTAATTCTTCTTGGTTGGTCTGTAATTCTTCTACGCTTGCCTGTACTGGTTTTAATGCCTCTGCTACTGCATTAGCGATATTGGCGGCTAAGCCTTCGTTAATTTCTTTTACCAGTTCGGCGCGTTCTTCTTTGGTCAAAGGCATGGGATCGTCCTCCGATTTATTGGCCTTAATTTTTTCATTCAGGGAGAAAAGATTAGAAAGGTGTTCAGCGAACTGAGCAAACCATGATTTACTTTCCTCGTTGGTTGCAAGCTCGCCATTATTGAGAATAATTTTATCAGCCTGTTTTTCATATGCGCAAACTTGAGCACTTTCCGCATTAGTGGCGATCGTCACCTCTTTATCAGTGAAGTCCACCACATACACATAATCAGCATCAGGGAATAAATCCCGCGCCGCGTCTGTTAATTGTTTCTCAAGTGTTCTGTAGCTGTTTTCTTTCATCGCCACCGACATTAACGGTTTTGCCTGGTCAGTATTAACCATCAGGCCTACACCTTGTTCCGGTGAAGCGGCTGGAGGCTCATGCAGCAAAATAGCGTCATGGTCGATCGACATGATTTTCACTACATGGTCAGCGCCCTGGGCTTTCATGTCTTCGGTGGCTGGCATACGCTGGCGATATACAGCGACGGACGACCAGATAGGATCTTTGCTCTCTCCCTTCTCCAGCGCTTCCAGTCGGCTTAACAATTCCCGGCCCTGCTCTGAATGGCTGGCGGTTTCCACGTCCACCCATTTTTCCACATAAACACGATTGCCGCGTAATTCAACGTTTCTGTTCCACGCTCCACAAAAACCCGTGTTTAATCCTTCCGGGCTAAATGCGGAAACAAATTTACCGTCAACGGTAGGATGGCCCAGCGGGGCAAGCGTACCCTCCAGTGACTGGTAATTAGCGATAATTTCAGCTTCCGGGTAATATTCCCGGTTCATTACGATGTTAAAGGGTAACGTGTAGGACGGAACAACAATATGTTCCCGCCCGTTATACGTTTCACGGCGGATTGTATTAGCGGTTAATTTGGTATTAACCTGAATCAATTCTTTACTCACGGTTTTTACTCCCAATCTTCGCCATATTTAGCGTGCGCAACTTTATAGTTTTCTTGCGCCCGATCTAATATTCTTTCGTTTAATATGTTACCGTCTTCGTCAACTAATACGGTAATCGTGCTACATTTGCAGTTAATTGAATTTGGTGATCTGCTCCACCATTCGCGCTGCTCATCTATGGTGTATGTTTTCCCGTGCCGCTGCGCGTGTGATAGCCTGGTTGTCGGCGATAATGCCGAAATGTGCATTTGCATAGTGCGGAGATTAAATTCCTCTGTCGCCGCTTCTGCCTCATCCATACGCGCTGTGCGTAACGCTGTGCATATTTCAGTTCGGGCAATACGTTTGCATCTGTATAGAGGTAATTGCGTTTCCTGATTCAATGTGCGCGCTATTTCCAGTGGATTTAAACCACGGGCCATACCTTCGGTTAATCGCCGGGCCATATCCTTTTTGATCTGTGCGGTCAGCCCGCGCATTTCCTCAAATACACGGGTACGGACAAGGGCAAGGCGTGTGCGGTAAGTTGTGCTGGATAGCACGACAGACACATCAGGATAGGCGCTTGAGTACGTGACAGACTGGTTAGCGAGGTTGGCATATTCCTGTGCCGTGCCGCGCTGATAAGCCACCTTCACGTAATTCTGCCAAAACCAAAAACTTTCCGGGTCGGTTAGCTCGAATATCTCATCAATCATGTCGCTGGCGTCCTCCAGCATGTCATGCAGTTCATCCATGTAAATCTGAAAGGTGTATTTCTTATTAACAGCCAGGCTATATTGGATTCTGTCCAATATGGCGATATACGGATCCGCAACTTTCTTCAGGCAGGCTTTAAAACGCTTAATAGCTCCCGACCTTAACTTCCCTGTCATGGTCGGGTCTTCGGTGTTAGATGGCATTATCGCGGCTGGAGGTATTCGCCTGATTATTTTCTTCACCTTCATCATCGTCATCCTCTTCCGTTTCTACTTCACTGGCTGGGCCATCGTATCCGGCAGCCTCGCGGATCTCATCGCCGCTAAATATTTCTTCACCAGTAGCCAAACAAGCCTGATTGATTTGCGCCATCTTGTCTGCGGCTTCCAGTAGCTCTGCTTTGGTCATGGCGTTAAGGTCGTCCCATAGCACTGATACATCTACTGGCATACTGATAAGGCGTAGATCTGCCATCTTGCGGAACAGATCTTCAATCTCGCCACCGATTTCCTCCCTGCGGGTCATGCAGCGGCTGTTGAAGTAACGCAGGTCTTCGGTTGATGCGCGTTCTCCCTGCTGGTTCCCAACCAAGATGCGGGTTGGAATATCAACACCAGCGGCGGCGGTTTGCAGGTTTACGTCATAGGTTGATGACGGGTCAGATACGGCAGTAACCAGCGGGCTTACTGTCGCACCCTGTAACGCCATCATTACGTCATTACCCTTATTCATTTCAGCCGTAGCCTCATTGAATCTTTCGCGTAACTCTGTAACGTCGCAATCGTATGTTGCAGCCAGGGAACGGAAGTCAATCTCTTTATCGAACGAAATGGCAAGCTGACGCGCTGCGTTTTTCAGGAATGATTCACCACTACCGCCTTCCACTTTTTCCAGTGATACGAATGCGTTGTAGGAAGGTTCAAGGAAAGCGATGACATCATCAGAATAGTCGCCAAAGATGAATATGCGGTCAGGGTGGATCTTTCTGGCAATGGTCTTACTGTTAATGCGTTCTTTGTATTCCCACCACGTTGGCAGGCCATAGTTTTCATTATCCGGGTTTTCTTCGAAGTCCTTCGGTGTAAGAGCGCCAGCCCACACAGGGGTAAATTTTGCAATGCCTACGCCTTTTGTCACTGGCTGATCCCACGGCTTGTTATCTCTGATATGAATTAACAGACCAGAGTAACGACCAATGAGGCGGCGGCGATCACATTCAGCAACAGTGCGCCAAAATCTGTTGTTAAATTTCTTCTTGATTTCTCTTTCCCACGGTGTTTCCTTTTTCGCTTTCTCGTCTTCAGTTCCTTCAATCATCTTTGGCTTGGTGCGCCAGCAAGTAGTAACAATCTTTTCTACAGCACCGTGAGCGATGCCGCCGCGTCTGTACAGTTTGTATAGATCGTGATACGTGATCTCTTCTTTAAATCCGTATTCACTCCACGCAGCATCACGTTTGGCATCTATCCCCATAGTGAACGGATGTGCCGCTGCATAGCGGGCAAAGGCCGCCTGGCGTTGAGACAAGGCAGCATTAACCGCCAATTCTAAATTGGATGGCATAATGTTTACTCCTGAATACATGTTTACGCGTTGCTACGCGAAAAATAGAAAAATTCGTGAGGGATTGTGAGGCAGATTTTGTGTAGCTAATTGAGAATTATTATTGTTCATCTTCGAAAATTTTTCGAAGTTGATAATAATCAATAACTTAAAACCCTCGCAGGCGCTTAGGTAACATGAGGCCCATCGCCTGTGGCTGGCTTAGTTCAGTGATACCCCATACCATAGCATCCATACGGTCAGGGGATTTTTTAGCGGTGGCTGGCACGTATTCCATCATTTGATTTTCCAGCGTGTACAGCTCACCAGTGTGTGCCACCCTTCCTTGTGCATACAGTGCCGATATTGGCTCGGCGCGGGCGAACTTACCTTTACTTGCATGCACCTTAACAATACGGCCTTTGAATCCGGCATTACGCAACGTGGCCTCTGCCATTTCGCCGCCCTGGTTAGTTTCGATAACCATCGCGTCAGCTTCATGGATGTTGTAGGCGTTCATTGATGCCTGCGCCCAGTCGTTAGGAGACATGCGGCCTGAGTAGTCGCCATCAACAGAATACTGAGCATTCTTACCGCCACCATAGGCGGAACATGCCACGATCCCTGTTTCGTCAGACTCATCAGATGATGTTGTCGCCGGGTCAATAGCTATTACAGTGCGTATTTTCTCCTGCGTTATCTGCATCCGGTGCGCTGCGGTTATCATTGCTTCAGTCCACAATGCACCCTCTTCGTCGAATTTACGCGGGCGCTGCATGTACTGGGCCTCAAATGACCGTCTGTGTGCCTTCAGTCCTGCTTCATGGCTGTCATTGTGCTTTTTAGGCCATAGCCAGCCATCTGGCAGATTGTGAGGAATGGGGATAGCGAACTCGTTTTCAGGGTACAAATCCCGATAGTCAACGCTATTGTCGATCTTCACTGGCAGGTTCAGGTGATGCCATTTCTCCCCGCTCCCACCGCGTAGCAGGTAGCCTGACAAATCATCGTAGTGGATGCGTTGCATGATGACGATAACAGGCGTTGTTTGCACTGCCAGACGTGAAGCAAGCGTGTCGTTATAGTTAGTGTTAACCTGCTTTCTCACCACGTCAGAGTAAGCGTCAGCGGGTTTTAATGGGTCATCGATGATTAACGCGCCGTTAAATCCCGGTTCCATATACCCTGCACGGAACCCAGTAACCTGACCAAGCGATGACGTTGCATACACGCCGCCGCCGTATTCAGTCCACCACATCGATTTACTGTTGGCATCGTTGCGGATCTTCATGGTCCACATTGCCTGATATTCAGGCGTACAGATCATGTTTCTTACTGTCGAGGAATTGAGTAGCGCCAGGTTGTTGGAATAGGAAACGTGAAGGAAGCGTGTGCGGGGATTTATTGCGAGGGACCGCGCCATCATATTGATAGTGGCGATCATGGTTTTGCCGTACCCTGGGGGAATATTGATGATGAGTCGGGTTATCTCACCATTGATAACGCGTTGCAGTGCATCACGGATGGCTAAATGATGGCCTGAGATTAACATCTTCGTTCCGTTTGCTTGCTTATAGAAGTAGCGATTGAAAAACAGGCCATCGTTTTCACATTTTGACTGAATAACCCTTTCTTTGATGGACAACATAATCACACCTCGTCTTCTACTTCCTGGACGATGCTGGCGATCTCTTCTTTCGTGACTTCAACCTGGACGGGCGCTTCTTCCTTATTGCCAACAATCTCCTGTGTGACACGTTCGCCGTATTTACGCGGTTGCAGTTTTGCCAGTAACCATTTGCGCGTTTCAATCATTAGTTGGTGGCGGCGTAGTTGGTCTTTATCAACGTTCTTAGCATCATCAGCTATATCGAGGATCTCATCAGCTAATACCTCGAAGCCGATTTCCTTCGCGCGCATGTACATGTCCGAGAATTCCGGCACGTCTCTGAACCATTTAAGAATTGTTGAACGGGTAGGCATACCAGGCATCTTCGAAATTTTGTTAACGCTCTGACCGTCCGCCACCAGTTCACAGATTTCTAACGCCTTTTCTTCGGTATAACCATGCGGACGGCCCACCTTTTTAGCGGCTGGCTTTTTATCGTCAGCATTTACCTTTTTCGTGCGGGCCATAATCTCACCTCTTAATACTTGTTGATGATATATACGCAAGCTACAAAACTTGCGCAGTATGTTAAAACTTCCAACCAGTCGAATAATTCTTTCATTGTTTACATTTATGCGAAGAAAACGATAACGACTAACAACGTGCATATAGCCATGATTAAGAAATCACTATCAGACATTGATGATCACCCCCACAATAATTAACGCGGCGATACATACGAATAATACAGCTTCGATAACATCCATTCGCTCACCTATTGAGTCAGCGCGGTCATGGTAAGAACAATCGCAACGATCAGGAAAAAGAAATCAAGCCATTTCATTTTTTAAACTCCCGATAAACATCTACGGCAATGACTACAACTACAGCCACCAGCAATAGCATTTCGTATGCGTTCATTGTGGATACCTTCAGCTTTCAATGAATATCATGATCGCCAGCCATACAGCGACGCAGACAGAAAGGATAATTAGCGGGTCAATCATATTTTTCACCCCACCAAATACTTGATATATACGTTTATCAGCGCAACTATAATAGAACCCACAAGAAACACAGAAACGCCGATTAATCCGGCGATGATGTAAGCATCCATAATATCAATGTCCGTATATCAAGATCACAGCGGCAGCTATGCCAACAAATACGCCTAACAGAAAAGTAAACATAATTACCCTCTCTTAAAGCTCATAACGCGCGGTACAAGCGCCTCTTTTGCTTTCGGCTTACGTTTGCCTTTCTTAGCTGGTTTTTTCTCTTCTTTCGGCTCCTCTGCCTGTTCTGCTGCATCAGTCGCCTGCTCTGCCTTTTCTAACGCCTGCTCAACGACTTCAGCCGCCTGCATCGCTGTGATCTGTGCTTCGTTTGATTCAGCCAGGATTGGGAAGAATGCGTCAAAGATACGTCCAACCATGTAAGCGTAAGTCTCATTCGCAGGATGAGTAGGATCAGTGGTCGCCACGACGCCTACATCACTTAAAACGTGGAATGTAGTGTGAGCGCATTCATGGACCAGCGTTCCAGTCTCATTGTTGAATACTGCGATCACGTAGAAATTACCGCCGGTCTCACCAGTACAGGTTAACGTCAGACCGCCAGCTAGTTCGAAATCAGGTTCGATTGGTATTCCGGCCTTTTCGCAAAATTCATAGAACATCTCGCGGGTCGGGCAAAAGAAAACGGTTGTATGCTCAAAGAGCGGGACTTTGAATTGAGGCAACTTAATGCCTTTAGCCTTAGCCATCAGAATAATCTCCTGTCTGGTTTGCTTTTACTTCCTGTTTATACAGCGGCAGGAATGACATAAAACACTGAGAACGGCGCTTCATCAGTACCGTTTCCAGAATTTTATAAAATTGGTGAATGGCGCTTTCTTCTACCCAGGTAGCGCCCGACCTGTTAATGGGATGGATAATCCGGCATTACGTGTTTTTGACTTTTCCGCCGTCGCTCGCGGGAAGGATTGGCCCGGTTATGGCTGGCTGGCGAAAACGGCGACACGTCCACGCGCTGTTATTCTTTGCGTATGCACTGCGTCTTGATGTAGTCCTGCAATCCGGTGATCTTCGCGTCTTTTTCTTTTAATTGTTCTCTGAGGGATAGATAAGCCGATTCAGCGTCGGAAGTGAGTCTACAGGTGGCTCCATCAATGCGGCTGGCGGCTCCGGTATTGTCGAGCAATCGCACTGGCTCGGCGTTGACGTGCAACCGGATAGAACCGCTATCAATGCCAGCACGCAGATCGGCAATGTCAGATCTGATAGCTTTAATTTCATCGTGATACCTCTTATCAAGTTTTGATAGCTCGGCGTTTCGCTCCTTCATCTGCTGAATAGTGTTACTTGCTGTTTTCAGTGCGCCTTGCGTGGTCGTTAGATCGCTTTGCATTGTGTTTATCACTGACTGGCAGTGACTAAGCGCGGCAACAAGCCCAACAACAACACAAACGATGGCGGCGATGATTAACGTCTTCACCTTGTCCATGTTTCACCCCATTCGCAAACGGCATACTCAACATCACGGCGATTAATTAACCCTTGCCACTGCTTACCGCCAGCATATATCCAGCGTTTAAGCTGTGCGCACGCCTCTGATTTCTTACCGTCATTGAGTAGTTTTAATAAGGTTGATGTCTTAAAGTTGGTAGCGCCTACGTTATAGGCGAATGAATAAAGCGCCGCGCGGGTAAAATCTGATATTTCGACTTTAATATATGGGTCAATCGCTTTTGCGGTTTTGTGAAGATCTTTGTTTAGTAACGCTTCACACTCTGCTGGTGTATAAGTTTTTCCCAGCATGATGTCTTTTCCGGTATGACCATAACATACAGTCCATACACCGATAACATCACGATACGGATCGTATTCCACGCCTTCCAATGGTTTAACCATCACAGCCGCAATAGCGATAGCCCCACCAGCCGCCGCAGCAATAATTTTATTCTTTAGCGATTGGCTAATCATGTTACTTATTCCCCATTCGCGCGTCATGTTCCTCTTGCGCTCGCTTGTTCTCCTGTGATTTGAAGTAATAGTTGACGGCAAATGTGCCTATGGTTGATAAGATACCCACAAATACAGCAACATCATTAATGGTTATCGCACCAAAAAAGGCCGTTACGACCCCTACTGCATACGCACATGCCTCCCGTATTTTGTCGAACATAGATTTTCCTCCAACAAAGCAAAAACCCGGCGCGGGGCCGGGTAATTACAATTTCGCATTGTTAGGAAATATTTTAATCTGTTTGTTTACGCCCTACAAATACGGCTTACGGCTTTCTATATATCAGGCCGTTATCAAGCAACATTTGCATATGCCGCCGATCCATGTCGCTTGATTCCCAATGTGGATCGTCATCAGGTCTTATCATCACCTTATTACCTTTAAGTAAATAGACGATGTTAAATACCTTATGCAAATAGATACCATCTTCGATCTCGTTCATAGGTCGCTAACCCTCACCAGTTCACCAGCATCAAGAAATATTTTAATTGTTTCTCGCGTCGTCTTAATGATTGGCGCTACCCACTCACCACCACCAACGCGGATGCGAATATCATCACCTTCTACGCGGTAAAACAGCCCGTCTACTACTGTTGCGTACACCCCATCTTCAATCATTTCTTGCGCTCCTTAATAGCTCGATTGATCTGCCCTGCTGTAGCGTCGAAGAAAGCGATAAACACAGTCACAGGCCAAAAAGGAATCTCAAGGCCGCCAGGTTCAGCTCCGCTAAACTTAATAAAACAAGACATCAGGATAGCGCCAGCGATATAAAGCAAAACAATCACAGCTATAAGGCATTCAATCATCATCGCCCTCGTCTTCATGTTCAGCCAGGAAATCATCAACGGCACGGTAAGTAACTGGAGGGATGTATTCGAAATCATCAGAATCAAGATCAAGCGTCCTGCTGTCGCCGTCGTCGTCCATCGTATTCATCCCTAACTCACCGAAAGGGCCGTACCCAATGTGGCCCAGGTATTCGCAACCAATCGTAAACCCAGGGTATTCGCCTTTACACCGGATCTTGTAAGGTTTATTTGATGCGCTCAATTTCCACCCCTCCGTTTTCGCCTTCAGTCACTTTGTATTCTGCCGCCAGTTCAGCGCCAAGCAATTCCACTTCCATATTAGCGATACCCTGGAACATCAGATAGGCAAAAACTAGGATTTTAATTCTATCCGGGTCTTCAAGATGGTCTGCATTAAAAGGCGGTTCCGATACGTGGAAGCATTTAACATGCGCATCGTCTTCAGTGGCTACACGGAAACATGCACTAGGTTGCCCGGCAAATTGTCCTAATCTTTCTTCGTTCGGTAAAGTGCCACGGAAAACTTTAACGCTGATAAATTTAGACATTGTCTATTCTCCTTCGTAAAAAATAGCTACCAGTTCAGGATTGTTTGATGGGTTAGGGCAAGAATAAAAACCACTTCGCAATAACCCCCTAAGCGCCTTTATTTTTCTGTGCACCGGGATTGACTCGCTTAAATAGAAATCATCTTTCCTTTTGTCATAAGGTAGCTCGTAAAACCTACCATAATTTACGAATTGAACGACGCGGAAAAACTCACCGTCAGCCTTACTGTTGCCGCGCCATATTTTGATTATTTCCATAAATTAAAACTCCGCACCAGGTAAGCTACGCGCTTCGTTAATATCGTCCTTTTCAATCCATTTCTTAGCGTGCATATCCATTACGGATATAGCGGCAACTGGCGCATAATTATTTACTGAGTGGATGTGAAAAAGTTGATTTCTGGTAAAAATCATATCGTCATCGGTTATATATAACCAGTCGCCGCGTTTGCCAACAACAATGTGAGATCTGCCTAAGCTGTCTTTAAATTCATAATTACAGAAAACATCATCGTTAGGAACTTCAACAAAACAGCAAGCAATAAATTTAGCGATTTTCATGATTACACCCTTCTGATTTGATGGGGCCATCCGGCCCCGTGTTTTATGCTTCTTCGTCTCCTCTAAATCCTAAGCACTCCGCGTACTCGTCAATGCTTAATGCTTCTTCACCTTGTGCCAGTAATTCAAAGTATCTTGCGTACAGTTCGAAAACCCAGGCCGGATATTTAGCGTTAGCGTTCATGGTTTCCCCCTTATGCCATACGTGCGAATTCAAGTGATTTGCATTCGTAGTCTTCCTCTGCCTGTTCGATGACTGCCATCATCATTTCGTTTGCGTTGTTGAATGCGTTGCTTTGTGCGAACTTGTCGGCTCCACCTTCTTCTTCGAACTCCGCGTTGTTTGCTGCAATGTAGTGATATTCGATGTTGTTCAGGTAAGGGCTTGCAGCGTGTGCTGGGTCTTCTTTCTCCACCATCTCCCAAAATGCGTTTAAGCGAGATTCGACTTCTTTGTTAATCCAGCGTTTCATTTTTCTACCCTCCGCATCGTTCTCTCTTCAGCTTCTTTATAACAAAATGGCACTGCTGAAACAATGCCATTTTGTAAACTTTGCGGGGTAGATCACGCTTTTTATTCGTCCTGCCTGAGGGCCACTACAACCTCGCGATCTTCATTCTGAATCAGCCACCAGCCACGCGCCTTGCTGGGCGCTGCATACCATAAGTGACCGTAAGTGTCTGTAACGACTAAAAACGGTTTTTTCGGTAATCCGCCTGGCTTTTCCGCTTCGTACTGACAACCGTCTTCGAAACAATCAAGATCAGATCCGTGACACGTTAAAATCATTTTTACGCCCCGACATATGAAAATGCAGCAAAAGCACCACTACTATTACGCGCATAAACAAGCGCCGTACCGTACCCCATTTTATAAAAGCGCCATAACCGGCCCTGGTCGTCAGTAATGGCGTGAATATATTCCTGATCCTTTGCATCAACCAATGCCGCGCCGACTTCGTAGATCTTGCCATTCTTAAAAAACGCGCTGCATAGTGAGTATGTGCACTGGTATCTATGGTTCCGGTTCATAACCCCTCACTTATTCCGGTTTACTGCCTTCGCGGGCGCAAAACTCCGCGATCTCACGGAAATCATGCACTATGCGATAAATATACAGACCAGCGGCGTTATTGATATGGCTAACATAAGCGAAATAAACCTTATCATCATCGCCAGTTATCGCCATTGCACCATCACCGCCCGGTGCGCCGTGGAGTTGAACGCCGCAATAGATCTTCCCTTCTTCAAAAATATTGCGGTCTCGCGTCTGCAATACCTCAAAATATAAATGCTTCATGCTTACCCCTTACCATTTAACAAAACGCACGATCGCTTCCATACCGAAATGACTGGTAACGTGTCCCCGTGCGTAACAATCCCAATAGCGCCACGCGTCTCCGTGGTCGTCTTTAATGTATTGGGTGTTAAGTTCATCACCAGTCAGGTGAGCTACGGTATATATTCCGCCAACCTCAAAGCATGATGATTTTGATTCAGTGCATCTAACATACATGATATTCATTCCTTATTTGCATTTATAAATAGCGCAACTGGCACACCATTACCGCCAACGCCATCAACGAATCCGCTACCATTGAGATCGTTATAAAAAAACCACGGATCGCCATCTTCATCATAAATGTACTGAATATCGTTAGTTCTGCTTATTAGCGTTTCTATGTCGTAAATCTCATCAACCACAAAAAGATTAGGGAAACGAGACTTTATACATTTTACAAACATCAGAAAACCCCTTTATAATCGACCGTGTATTTTGCCACCAATTTCCATTCACAATATTTTTCCATGTCGCGCGGTTGCCAGCCTTTCATACCAACAGCACTTCGCGCAGCGTGGCGGCGACAGTTGTCGTTAAGATCTACAACACACCACGGCTGAAGGACAAACATGTACTGCGCCTCGTTAACCAGGATCGCAATCTGCTTTCCTGTTGCCTTATCTTTCGCCCGGAAATAACTTACCCTTATTTTCATTTTTAATTACCTCAATCAACATTTCTTCTTCCAGGTTAGCCGGGCGTTTGGCTTTGTTGAATAAATCGAACTTTTGCTGAGTTGAAGGATCAGATCACGTATCT